CACAAATAGTCACAGCCGCAGAACTGCGCCAAATTCTTGGCGTTTCCGTATCTCTCTATTCCAACGCATATCTTGAGCAGATGATTGACAGCGCAGAGCTGACAATTCTGCCATTGCTTACTGGATACCAATCAGCAGTCACAGAAATCTTTGTAGAGAATTCAATTGCATATTACGGAACTCAGCGCGTAAATTATTTCGTGCCGGGTCAAGATGTCGTCATTACCGGATGCGGCATTTATGACGCAACAGTGACAGTCACAGACGATCGCATTGCGCCAATGGTCTTTACGTCTGCAACGGGGCAAGCAGACAGCACATACACCATCCCAATCATTCCGAGCGGGCTTGCGTGTATTGATGGGGCAACCGCCGGCGATTTATACTCTGGCGTTGCTCCCATTAAGTCAGCAATCCTTGTTGTGGCCGTTGAAGTATTCCAAAGCGTTACAGCTCCGGGCAATCAGATTATGAGCGATGCATTTCAGCCATCACCATTTGTCCTTGGTCGCAGCTTGACAAGTCGCATCGTGGGCTTGCTTGGGCCATTCTTAGAAGTCGAAACGATGTGTCTATGACAATCGAAGCCGACATCAGAACACCATTGCAGACTACTCTTTCAACAATTGCAGCCAATGTCTATAATGGCATTCCAGAGGCAATGACTAGCCCAAGCATAGTTTTAGTGCCGGACTCACCATATTTGGAAAGCACTCTTATCAATGGATCAACGACAAAAGTCAAAATCAATATGCTCATCACCGGCGTTGTCGGTTATTCTAGCAATGCAGCAGCTTTGACCAATCTTGAAGATTTAATGATTGAAATTATTTCCACCATGCCGGCTGGGTACGTCGTCGGCGATGTTAGCTCACCAAACCCTTTGGAAGTCGGCGCAGGAAAATTCTTGACAGCTGATTTGCAAGTATCAACGTATTACACCGACTAAGGAGAAAACTCATGGCAACAACAATCATCACAGGCAGAGATATTCACTTCACAATCGACAGTGATGATTTCGATGCCCAAGCTACTTCAGCGACTTTGACAGTCGATTCAACAATCAACACATATCAGACACTTGATGGAAAAGCGTATTTGACCTCTGATACACAGGGATCATTTGCTGTTGAAATGCTTGCAGATTGGGGCGCACCATCATCATTGTGCGAAGCACTTTGGACAGCTGCAACAAATGCACCAAACACAGGACTTCCAGTGGTATTTGTTGCCGACACTGGTGCATCATTTGCATTCAATGTTCAGCCAATCTTGCCATCAGCCGGTGGAACTGCACCAGATGCTCAAACAGTATCGCTTGCATTCACTTGCGTCACTACACCAGTATTAACAATCAGCTAACAAAGGAGCCGGGAGCATGAAACTACCAATCACAATCGAATACACAACAGGGGATTCTGAAATCTATACGGCGCAGCCGCCAGAGTGGATGAAATGGGAGACAAAGACTGGATTCACTATTGGACAAGCGCAAGAAAAGATGGGAATTTCTGATCTCATGTTCTTGGCTTATCACGCTATGAAGCGCGAATCAGCCGGAAAAGCGGTCAAACCTTATGAGATTTGGTGTGAAGGTGTCTTGGATGTAAAGGTGGGAGAAGCTGACCCAAAAGTCATGAACGCGGAAGTATAGGACGATTATTGGTTGAGGTCGCAATCGCGACGGGCATACCAATGAGAGAATGGGAAAGCGCGGAAGATATACTTACAGCGATTGAGATATTGGAGAAAAAGAATGGCTGAAGATGTAGTCGCTTTTGATAAAGCCGAACTGCGATCCATTATCTTTGCATTCAAAGGAATGGATGATGAAGCCGTCGCCAAGGCTAAATCTATCTCTGGTGGTTTAGCAACTTATCTTCAAGGCAAAATCATCTCTAAATCTCAAGGCCGGGATAAAGCATCAATCAGAGTCGCAGAAGGCTCACGTGTCAGCAAGTCATCCAAAATTGGTGAGATGTCATTTGGCTTTGCGTCGCAAAAATTCTCAGGCGGTGCAACAACGCAGCAGCTTTGGGGCGGTTATGAATTTGGTTCAAACAAATTCAAACAATTCCCAATCTGGTCGGGTCGTGAAGGTCGCGGCTCTAAAGGTTGGTTTATTTATCCAACCCTTAAAGCTGAACAGCCACAGATAATTGCTCAATGGCAAGAAGCATTTTCACAGATTGTTAAGGTGTGGTAAATGGCCACAACAGGATCAAGAACGCTCAAACTTTCATTATTGGCAGATGTCGCTGAATTTACAAAAGGCATCAACACAGCCAGCAAAGATACGCAATCAATCGGCGACCAATTTACCGATTTTGGAAAAAAGGCTGGTTTAGCTTTTGCTGCCGCTGGAGCTGCAATTGGCGCATTTGCTTTGGCATCGGTCAAGGCAGCGGCCGAGGATGAAGTAGGCCAGAAAAAACTTGAAGAAACTATTCGCAACACAACTAATGCCACAGCTTCACAAATTGCTGGCATTGATAAATATGTCACGGCACAAAGCATTGCGACGGCAACGACCGATGATGTCATTCGTCCAGCTTTATCTCGGCTAATTTTGGCAACTAAAGATGTTACTAAAGCTCAAGAATTGTTATCACTAGCGCAAGAAATTGCAGCCGCTAGATCACTACCTTTGGAAACAGTCACAAACGCTTTAGGTAAAGCCTATGAAGGTTCAAATACTGCTTTAGGTAAATTAGGCACGGGAATTGATAAGGCAACACTAGCAACATTGACATTTGACCAAACTCAGCAATTGCTCAATAAGACATTTGATGGCTTCATTGAAAATCAATCTGAAACAGCTGCATTCAAATTCCAACAAATTAGCATCGCAGTTAATGAGTCTAAAGAAGCAATTGGAGCCGCGCTATTGCCGGTAGTTAAAGAATTAGCAGATTTCATCATTGTCTCGGTTGTTCCTGCAATCGAATCATTTGTGGCCGGCTTAACTGGTAAAGATAGTCTGGGCGAAGGTTTAACCGAATCACAAGAAAAAGCCGTTGAATGGGGCAAAAAGGTCAGAGGCGTAATTGACACAGTCATTGATCTAAAAGATGAATTGATTGCAGTAGCAATAGTGATTGGGACAGTTTTTGTAGTCTCAAAAATAAGCGCAGCAGTACTTGGAACAATTGCACTTATCAACACTTTAATCAAGGCTTACAATTTACTCAAAGCTTCAGCAATTGTTGCTGGTGTTGCTGCCGCTTTTGCTTTGAATCCATTGTTGGGCGTGGGTGCTGTTGCTTTGGCAGCTGGTGTTTTAGCCGCTGCAAATGCTTTGGCAAATCAAAGCGATGGCGAAACAACTTTTGCAACAAGTGGATCACCGGGAGCTATCAATGGAAGCACTAGAAAAATCACTTCTAGCGGTGCTGGTGGTGATACTGGCGGCGGAGGCGGCGGAGGTAGTTCAACTACGGCATCTGGAATCAGCTCGGCAGCGGCCAGTGCAGCTAGAGCCGGCGGTGCATTTACTGACTCACAAAATGCCGCCCGATTAGTAGCAGCCGGCGGCGGCGGATTTACCGATTCACAGAATGCAGCAAGAATCAACATTACAGTCAATGGAGCAATTGATCCGATTGGAACAGCCAGAGCCATCAATGATGTTCTTGGCAATGAAGCAACAACTAGTGGATCATTTAGCACACTTGGACAGAGCCGAATTCTTACAGGCTTGTAATGTCTAGTTACATTCCCAATGGAACAGTCACAATTGATGGCGTAGATTTCACGTCAAATTCAATCAATTCTGTCTCGATTTATTATGGGCGAACAAACATTTGGGAACAGGCTAGAGCCGGCTATGCAAGAATTGAAATCTTAGTCACAAACAATGCTAACAATGGATTTGAAATCAATGACCCAATAGTTATCACAGTAGATAATTCATCGGGTGTTCCACAGACAGTATTTACAGGCAGACTGACCGATGTGTCAAATCAAATGTCGGCAGTCGGTGCATCTGGTGAAGCGGCGATTCAGACAATCACAGCCATTGCACCTTTTGCAGATATGGCTCGCAGAGTCGTTGGACTTACGCCATATCCGGCTGAATATGATGATGCGAGACTCTTGGCAATTTTGACTGAAACAGGCGTGACCATTGATGTTGTTGATACGCCGGGTGATTACAAATTTGCGGCTAGAGCAGCTGGTGCCAATGATGGCTACACGCTGGCAGCTCTTTATGCTCAAATGGCTTTTGGCTATATTTACGAGACAACTGATGGAAAAGTCGGGTATGCCAATGAAGCTCATCGGACTACCTATGTGCAGACTTACGGCTACACAAACATCCCAGAGTCATACATTCTTTGGCGTGGAATTACATCCAATCGCACGCTCAATGACATTCTCAATTCAATTGTTCTTTCCTACGATGTCGGCAACGTCACTTCCAGCGATGCGACATCAATTGCCTCTTATGGCGAAATTGCCTCATCGGTTTCAACGGAATTGGATTTGGTAGCAGAAGCGCAAATTCAAGCTGATCGGTATGTCTCATTGCGCTCTCAGCCACAGACTTCACTTTCCAGCTTTACAATTGCCATGGCCTCAAGCGCACTTACCAATGCTGACCGGGATTTGCTCATTGATGTTTCTATGGGTCTGCCCATCCAAATTACAGGATTGCCCGTTCCCATATCTCCAGTTACCTACAAAGGCTTTGTAGAAGGCTGGAATTTGTCATTTACTCGAACAGAGATGTTCCTCAGCGTTGCTACAAGCGATGCAACCTTTTCACTCACGCCGACTCGCTGGCAAGATGTATCGGCGAGCCTTATATGGTCAGCCGTAGGCGCGACTGTAACATGGGCTACATTCGATGATTAAGGAGATTTGATGGCAACAACATCGCCGATTTATGGATGGCCCGAACCGACGTCCAGCGATTTTGTAAAAAATGGCGCGACGGCAATCACGGCAATGGGTAATGCCATTGAAAACACAGTCTATGCACAAAGCCTAATTATCGATTCAATTATCAATCCATTCCTACTTATGGGGGCATAATGGCAACAACCTACAAAATCCTCGGACAACTCAATCCGTCGGCAGCGACATCGACTGATCTCTATACGGTGCCAGCGGCAACGTCGGCAATTATTTCAACAATCACAGTGGCAAATCTATCTGCAACAGATGCCACTTTTAGAATTTCAACAGCCGTTGCAGCTCTTGCAATAACAGCCAAACAATACATTGCTTATGATGTAAGTGTTCCGGGCAGTGGATTTATTACATTGACACTTGGAGTTTCACTAGCTGCAACCGATGTCGTCCGAGTCTATGCTTCAACTGCAAATCTTGCATTTAGTGCATTTGGAACCCAACTCACATGAGCGTCTCAAGAATTCCGTCAGTTCTTAAATACAAAATACAAGAATTTACATCATCAACAACATGGACAGTTCCAGCAGGTGTCTATGGCGTTGAAGTAGAAATTGCAGGCGGCGGAGGCGGCGGCGGTGCGGCATCTGCAACACAATATGAAACTGGCGGCGGAGGCGGCGGCGGTGCATATTACAAACGGACTGCATCTTGCACACCGGGCGAATCTGTAACAATTACAATTGGCGGTGGTGGTGCCGGTGGTGTTGCTGGTGCAAATAATGGAACTGCCGGATCATCATCAGCATTTATTTCAACCCAAACAACAATCACGGCAGTGGGCGGCGGCTACGGCGCAACTGCATCACAAAATGGCGGAGATGGTGCATGCGGCGGCGGCGGCGGAACCTTCAGCACCGGCAACACGGCAGCGGGTGGTTGCGGCGGCGGAATGGGACAAAGTGCAATTCACGGCGATTCTCCGCAGTTAGCTGGTAAAGGAAGCGTCGGCGGTGCCGGTGGTAGAGCACAATCATCAAGTGCAACTGGAATTATGCGCCAAGCTGGAACAGGCCAAAACGGATTCTGTGGCGGCGGTGGCGGCGGTGGTTCTCAGGCAACAAATTTACAAAAAGGCGCAAGCGGCGGCGGAGATGGTGGAAGTGGATCGGCCGGTAGTAACGCAACTGCAAATACAGGTTCAGGCGGCGGCGGTGCAAGTAATCAAACGACAACTGCTCGCGCTGGCGGAAATGGTGGATCAGGATTCATACGATTGGCATGGTGGCAATAATGGCACATTTCGCACAGATAGATAAAGACTCAGTGGTGGTGCGAGTTCTAGCAACCGACAACAATGACCCAAATGGAGATGAAGGCTTGCAATGGCTTGAAAATACTTTTGGCGGCACATGGATTCAGACTTCTTACAATGCAAAAATTCGCGGTCAATATGCTGGAATTGGCGATACGTATGATTCAAAGATTGACAGATTTATATCTGCAAAACCTTTTGATTCATGGCTATTGGATAAAGATTTCAATTGGAATGCTCCTAAGCCAATGCCAACTGACGGAAAAAATTACAGATGGAATGAAGAAGAATTGAACTGGATTGAAATTACAGAGTCATAATGGATGGCCAGCATCGAAAGATGCAGCTGAAATCCACATCATCAGCGTTCCAATCGAGGGAACAAAGGTCAAAGTGCGATGCGCAAAAGCCGTCGCACCATTGATTGCTGGATTCTGCAAAGAATTTCATGAGCTAATCGAACCCATTGATGAAGGTCAGCTTGATGATTGGGGTTATGCGTTTAGGATGATACGTGGCTCGACTGACAATTTAAGCAATCACAGCTCTGGCACTGCCATCGATCTCAACGCAACACAGCATCCGCTGGGCAAAGCAGGTACGTTTCCAGCTGAGAAGGTTCCAATGATTAGAGCTTTGGCTAAGAAGTACGGCCTCAAATGGGGTGGAGATTATCGAAACCGAAAAGATGAGATGCACTTCGAAATTGAA